ATACAAGAATTCGTGTGTTGAATGATTTTGAAAACATGCAATTAGAACGTCTGAGTCCTGCTATACAAGATCAAGTGGCCAAGACCATAACACTCCGGCATTCCCCATTTACACTAGAAGGTGGCGGCATGTTCCACATAGCATTCGGCGCATTACTTACAGGCAGTGCTATCAGTCGGATCAAAGAAGGAGCCAACAATGACAAAGCCTGATCAGTATCCAGTATATCCCGAAGACGACACCAGTGATTGCCCAAGAAATCCTTACGCCCCTTGTTGAATTATACCCAAATACCTTGACCGGTAGCAAAGGTAGTAGCCTCAACCTTGAAAGATTTTGGGCCGTTGCCACATTGGCTCAAATTAAAAATCGCTTTGATACCGTTTATATTTTAGGATCTTGGTATGGCAATGTGGCCGTGTTGTTATTCATGCTCAACAAGTATATCACGTTCGATCAAATTATCAATGTTGATACCAATGCCACTGCACTCCGAGTTGGACAACAACGGTTGGCCAAATTGGGCCTAGACGATAAAACTGAACCTGTGCTCAAAGATGCCAACAAGTTAGATTATCAACAACTTGGCCCCAGTGGACTGGTGATTAATTTAAGTTGCCATAACATCAAAGGACTATCATGGTTGAATAATATTCCCGACGGTACCATGGTTGTGCTTCAGGCTCGCAACTGTGATCCAGGGGCTGTTAATCAATATAAAAATTTTAAAGAGTTTGATCAGGCATTACCTATCGCTAAAACTCTGTATCAAAACACACTCGAATTAACAGACCCAGATGGACCGTATGAAGAATATATGAAAATTGGCGTCAAATAGAATACACTATCATCAGTTTAGTATATAAATATTCTACTATGAAAAGTACTGTAGAAGTTTACTGCCAGTTTGACCCACTTGAAGAAGTCTGGCTCGGCGATTGTTACCCAGAAGAGTTTTATGCAGACTTAGCACCTAACATTCGATCGGCGTTTAGTCAAATTACCGAAGTAACCAAACGTGATCTAGATATTTTAGAACGGAGATTACAATCGTTAGGAATAATTGTCCATCGTCCTACATTCACCAACGATGTTAACGACTATAGAGACAAATCTGGAAACTTATTAAAACCTCCTATTGCACCTAGAGATGACAATATAGCATTAGGCAAAATATTTTATAATCTGCGGCATAATTATCCAAAAAATCCATGGCAACATATACTGGATCAATATTATGCCAACGGTGTTACTGTGTACGAAGCACAGTTTTTAGAAAAGTATGGCTATTTACAGCCACCAAGCATTGTACGCCTTGGAAAAGATATTTTAATTGACATTGATACACATGCCCATTCTTGGGAATTAATGAAGAAAGATGTATTTCCAGAATGGCAAGAACAATTTAGAATTATAGCATGCCATACCAATGGACATTCCGACAGTGTGTTTTGTGTTCCCCAACCTGGAGCAATTATAACTAGCCATTGGAAAGGTGACTATAGTAAAGAGTTGCCACAGTGGGAAATTCATCATCTGCAGGCAAAACAAAACCTTGGATCGCAAGGATCGTTGGATTGGTGGATCAAAGATCATAATGAGTTAATGCATTGTGTAATGCATACGGCATTTACTGAACACATACAAACTCGTGCATTAAATTGGGTAGGCAACGCACAAGAAACAGTATTTGAAGTTAATAGTCTTGTGATTAACGAATCGTTAATTGTAACTACTGGTAAACCTGATACTAACACTAAAAAATGGTTTGCACACAAAGGTATTGATTATATTCCTATAGAATTTAGTGCAAGAACATTCTGGGACTCTGGTGTACATTGTCTTACAGTAGATACAAAGCGTCAAGGGGGGCAACGAGATTTTTTCCCCGAAAGAGATCAAAAAATATATTATTGTTAAGAACACCCTTAGGACCGCACTAGTTGCGAGGGTGGCCGGGTGCTGGCCTAATTGAACGATTCGCTACCGTAAAATTTAAAGTGACCATTTACTATCAATAAGTAACAGATGAAGTCAGCGCAAATTACTCAATGGAACGATCCTACCATTGATATCTACAAAAAATTTTATAATTTTTTAAATCATGTTGATCCTTCAAAAGTTCAATTTTTGTTAAATATGGTTAATGATCATTTTGATAATTTTAAGATCGAAAAAAATATTGTTGTCATTTCTACCGATCGTGAGGCACCACGAGATGAAAAGTTAAACGAGCTTGCACTGGCCTATCCAGATGTACAGTTTATATGTTTAGCCGATGTAAATTTTTATAATTATCCTCTACCATCAAATGTTACATTTTTTAAATATCGTCATTGTCATGTTTTATTAAAGGCGTTTTTAGAAAGTGACGATGGCAAACTTATAACACCAGTTAAATCAAAAAATATAAGAAAAAAATTTAGTAGTTTATCTTATCAGAATAAACAAATTAGAGCTTTTGTAACTGCATGTTTATTAACTTATGCTAAAGACGACAGCTTGATATCGTGGCATAATAAATCGTGGTCAGAACACCACGACTATTTGATTGGTACTATTAAATCTAATCCCCGATATGCAGATTTAGCGTGGGACTTGTTGAATAATACCTATCTAGCAGACAAATATAACCGTGCAGGAACCGTCAACCAGCTACTGTGGCCAATGAATACCATTTATCAAACAAGTCTAATAAATTTTTCAAATGAAACCACTAACTATGGATTATATCAAGTCGACGATGTATCATATATGCGTCCGGGCCCTTTTCTGACAGAGAAAACCTGGAATCCGTTGCTGGCAGGAAATATTCTATTCAGCACCGCGGCACCGTATGTATATCAATATTTAATCGATGATTATCATATTCCTATTAATTATTCTTTTGGATTAGACTTTGATTACATACCAGGTGACTTGGATCGATTTGAATCTATAAGTAAGAAAATACAAGAGTTAGTTGATATTCCGTTAGACGATCTTATTGATCAAAATATAGATAATTGTGAATTAGTACAACAAACTTTAATAAATCCAGATTATACTAAACAATTTGATCAGTTTAATCAAAATCAAGATTTAAAAATTTTAGAAAAAATAGCCCAAATTATTTGATTTTTTTTTAATATACTGTATAATAGTAAAACTTACTCAGGAGAATTAAATGTCTAACAATAGAACTTTTAACGCAGCCGAAACTGCAAAACTTAACCAAATTATCAATGAAGGTATGCAGGTTACAATGGAAATTGAAACCCTAACAGGTGGCCTCAACGACACAGTCAAAGCCGTGGCCGAAGAATTAGACATTAAACCCAACATTCTCAAGAAAGCTATCAAACTGGCACACAAGAGTGAATTTGGTCGCGAGCAACAGGATCACGAATTGCTTGAACAAATTTTAGTCACAGTAGGTAAAACTCTTTAATCAATGGGACAATTGAGCCCATGGTTCACCATTGAGCCCGGATTCTCTAATTTTGCTCCATCTTGCAAATACCTGTTTTCGCAAGTTGCTAGTGTAAATCTTCAATTTCAAAATCCCAAAATAAAACTGTTAGAAATTGATGCGTACCGACCCAACTATTATCAACATACCGATATTTTGGTAACAAACAATTGGATTTCACCTGCTATGCTAGAATCTCAATACTACGAACAATTTCCAGATTCTTTTTATGGAGGAGTGTATGGCGGTCAAGTCCCTGTTGAATCGGTGGCAACAACCAAAAAGTTTAACTGTTTTATAAATCGTATGGATCCAATTCGGCAGAGTTGGCTGTATCAGTTAATCCGACGCAATTTATTTGAGTTAGGATACGTGAGTTTTAATATGGATATATCTCGTCATGGCACTCAAGACACACCATTGCAGGTATTTGAGCAACAATTCCGCCAACATCTGGATATATTTGGTCCAGAACATGATTTTATTAAATCTCAGGTGCCGTATCGTAGTTTTGATGTTAATACCTTACCAGACCAAATTATTATGCAAAGCAACTTCAGCATAGTGTTAGAAACATATTTTGATTGTAATGAAATCATAACGTATTCTGAAAAAATATTTAGGTGTCTTAAACTGCCAAGACCATGGGTAATGTTTGCAATGAAACATGCGGTGCAGGGTCTGCGAGATATGGGATTTGATGTTTTGGATGACTTGGTGGATCACAGTTATGATACGATAGATTTTGCTATCAATCGACAGGTTGCAATCTTAGATCAAATTGAAGTAATGTGCGAAAATCAACTTACTACCAGCATAATTGCTCGTTGCGAGCAGGCCGCCGAACACAACCAAAAACTATTGTCAAAATTATCCAACACCTTCAACAAGGATGTAGATGATACTTTTAAGAGGGCTGTTGCTAAATGTTTACAATTGTAGGTGGTGGTCCTTATTGTGCTATATCATTTGATGGCGCCACATTTGACGATTTGCAATTTTATATGGATCAAGACGGGTATAAATTGTCACGACTGGATCCAAACGAATTTTTGTTGTCAGAACCCGATCGTGACATGCAATATATAAACTTAGTCACTAGGTTTCCACTACGAGAAGAAATCTGTCGACACCTAGATACAAATTCTCTAGATAGATTTAGTTTTTTTTGTTGTTATGTTCCGCAGTTAAAAAATATTGCCGGCGGTGTTTTTCTTTATCCGGAGGTGTGCATATATCCTTCAGCCAAGATTGAATCAGATGTTATTATACACGCCCAGACTGGTGTGGCACACGGGTCTGTTATTGGACAAGGTAGCTATCTTAGCGGCGGAGTTGGAGTGGCTGGTAATGTTAAACTTGGCAGATTTTGCTGGATGGGGATGAAGGCTGTATTGCTTGACCACCTCTCTATTGCTGATCACACTACTATAAACAGCCGTACACTAGTGATTAAAGATATAGTTGAAGAATATTCAATATACAACAAACATGTTGTAAAATAATGAGCAAATTTATATAATAGTAAATACTAGTATGAGTCGTTCACGTTACGAACATGAATCATGGCTTACCGGCCATAAACGGAGAAAAATTTGAGTTATGTAGATGCACTATTTGATCGTGAGCACGATCGTATTCATGTAGTTGAACGGAAGGATGGCAAGAGATGCTATCAGGAATATCCGGCCAATTACATCTTCTACTACGAGGATCCTCGTGGTAAATTCCAAAGCCTGTTTGGTACTCCAGTCAGCAGATTCAGCACACGCAACAACAAAGAGTTTCGCAAAGAAATTCGCATACAGTCAGGCAAACAACTGTATGAGAGTGATATCAATCCAATTTTTCGTTGTTTAGAAGACAACTACAAAGGACAAGATGGTCCTCGACTAAACGTAGCGTTCTTTGACATTGAGGTAGACTTTGATCCTGAACGTGGCTTCAGTCCAACTACAGATCCATTCAATGCCATTACCGCTATCTCAGTGTATCTGCAATGGCTAGAACAAATGGTCACCCTGGTTGTTCCGCCCAAGCACATGAGTCGTGAGACCGCGGATGAGATCGCTAGAGAGTTTGAAAACTGCGTCATCTTTGAACGTGAAGATGAAATGTTAAAAACATTCTTGGATCTCATCGAAGATGCTGACGCACTATCTGGTTGGAACAGCGAAGGCTATGATATACCTTACACAGTAAATCGTGTCACTCGTATTCTCAGCAAAGACGACACACGCAGATTCTGTTTATGGAATCAGTATCCCAAGAAACGTGTGTTTGAACGCTTTGGTGCAGAGAATGAAACGTATGATTTGATTGGCCGTGTGCATATGGACTATATGCAACTGTATCGCAAGTACACATATGAAGAACGGCACAGTTATAGTTTGGATGCCATTGCTGAGTACGAACTCCAAGAAACCAAAACAGTTTTTGAAGGCACCCTGGATCAATTGTACAATCAAAACTTTAAAAAGTTCATTGAATACAACAGACAAGACACAATGATTCTGGCCAAGCTGGATAAGAAACTAAAGTTCTTGGACCTTGCCAACACCTTGGCACATGAAAATACTGTTCTACTTCAAACTACCATGGGTGCTGTGGCTGTAACCGAACAGGCCATCATCAACGAAGCACACGAGCGTGGCATGGTTGTGCCCAATCGTAAAGAACGCTACAGTGACGAAGACACACAGGCCGCGGGTGCGTATGTGGCGTTTCCAAAGAAAGGCATCCACGAGTATGTGGGTAGTATAGACATCAACAGTTTGTATCCCAGTGCCATTCGTGCGCTTAACATGGGTCCAGAAACTATTGTAGGACAACTCCGACCCATAATGACTGATCGCTATATTGGTGATAAGATGAGAGCGGGTAGTAGTTTTGCTGCGGCCTGGGAAGGCTTGTTTGGCAGTTTAGAGTACGAAGCAGTAATGGCCACAGAGCCGGGCACAGAGATTACCATAGACTGGAAAGATGGCGAAGAAAGTGTACACAGTGCAGCTGACGTATGGAAGATAATTTTTGACAACAACAATCCTTGGATGATCACAGCCAACGGCACTATCTTTACCTATGAAAAAGAAGCAGTCATTCCTGGACTGTTAAAACGCTGGTATGCCGAGCGTAAAGAAATGCAGGCCAAATTGAAAGAATGTAAAAATGCAGAAGATGAAGAATA